TTTCCCAGTCACGATCGCGGGGGGTGTGGGGGGGAGAGAAGTGTCTTGACACCAGGAGATATCTTGACCATGCTTGACCCTGGTCAGCTATTTGCCTGACCAGTCCAGGGCCAGGGCCATTTCTCCTGCACCAAGAGAACCTGTCCCCACCGGCAAACGACCCGGTCTTGTGCAGGAACCTGAATCCAGGAGGACCAGTGTTCCAGGGGTGTCAAACTCTTCCATGTATGGGGACAGATGGAGAAATGTTCATGTCAGACGGTCAAAAGCGTGTGTTCCTTGTTGCTTGTGTTTCCAGGAAGAAGACCACTCCAGCTCCGGCCCGGGATCTTTACCAGTCTCCTTGGTTCCTGAAGGCCAAAAGCTATGTGGAGGCACAAGGAGTGCCCTGGTTCATCTTGTCGGCCAAACACGGTCTGGTTGAACCTGACACGGAGCTGGAACCCTACAATCAGACCCTGTCCACAGCTGGTGTTGAGGTCAGACGTCAGTGGACAGCTGGTGTCCTGGAAGACCTGAAGACCAGACTTGATGGTCCCCACACCATCTTCTTTTTGGCAGGACGTAAATACAGACAGTTTCTCCAGGAATCCCTGTTAGCCATGGGCCATGATGTCCAGGTTCCCATGAACAGCATGGGCATTGGCCATCAGCTGGCCTGGTTGACCAAAGAAGTGGAGCTGGCGGAGCAAAACAAGAGCACTGACCACCACTGACTACCACTGGAGCTGTTTGACGAGGGCCACCAGGAGGGCCTGACAAGTGACCAGAGACCAGATTGGCCGTTTGGAAGCTACTGGCTTGAAGGCAACTGAAGAGAACATCCAGGCCCTGGAGACCATGGCCTGGAGTTATGGTTTCCAGGGAGAACGGCTCCTGGAGGCCATGTTTGATGCCAGTAGGGGAGAGTTTGAGTTGTTGAAGTTCTTTGGCATCAGGGCCAGTGCTGAAGGTACACAGGTCAAGATGGTTCGTGGAGGCATTACACGTCTGTTCAACAAGGACCATGAAGGCCAGGTTCAGTTCATGTTGGCCATCATAGGAAACTGATCATGTATGGTTCTGTCATGAGACCATCTGAACGTGGTGACATCTTCTTCAGCCTGACCCATGCCCAGTATGGAGAGATGGTGGGGTATATCGCCCTGGATGAAGCTGAGAATGATCAAAGGCTTCTTCTTCGTCTTGAGGATGGCCTCTTTGTGACCAGTTCCTTCGAGGATACAGTTTTCAGTGTCAGACATGACCCTGGTGTCTTTTGGGGGCTGAAGGGGACAGATGGGACCATGGACTGGTGGGGACTGAAACAGGACGATGTCAGATGGATCATTATGGCCACCACTTTGGAGACGCTGGCCAAACAGGAACTGGAGAGGGGAGAACCTGAGTTCATGGGGAAACCTGAGAGGTGGTTTGAAGCCATGAATTTCAGATGTCCCAATGATCATGTGTCCCGGTTTTACATTAAATCTGAAGAAGAGGGTTCTTTGTGTCCTTTGTGCTGTGGACTCCTTCAGTTGACTTTTCCTGAAGATGTGGATGGACCCCTGGCCTATCCTCGTGTTGTCAAGGAGGACCAGGAAGAAGAAGCCGATTCTTGATCTTGCTAGACCAGACCATAACCCTGTTGCTGATGCTCGCCAGTCAGCCCGTTTGTTGAAGAAAGCGTTTCTTTATTGAGGAGGAGGACCCATGCAGCGTTTTTTGATTGGAATCCGATCTGATGTGACTGGGGAGGAATGGTCTGAAGGCTACGATGCAGCTGCAAAGGGAGTGTCCAGTCTTCATGATGCCCTGGACTGGGCCAATGACACTGTGGCTCAGTTCAATTTGAAGGAGCGCCATAGACGTTCCTTTGTCCCGGACGTTCCTCTTAGAACCGTCAAACGTCCCATCTACAAAGCCAGGACACGGACTCTCCTCTATGTGGAGGACCCTGAGTCTGGAGAACGTTTGACCGTTGCCACTGAAGACTGATCATGTTCAACCGGATCATCAAACACACCAGGCGTGGAAGGTTCTATGTCAATGTGGCTGTCTGTACCAAGGTCCATGCCCCCGGTGTTTATGAGGTTCGGTTCCACTGTTTCGAGAATTTGACCATGAAGTCAGTCCTTCATCTGGTCCGTGAATACGGCTGGGCTGGTTTCCAGGTCCTTGATCATCAAGACAATGTTGTCCCCATGGATGGCCAGGTGGAGCTGGTGACACATCAAAAGGGGGAGGGTTGATCATGCGATCTGAAGATTTCATTGGCCCGGTTTATATCCAGTGGCTGATTGATCAGTTTGTCTGTGAAGCATGTTTCCAGGTTTTTCCCAAAGTGAACCAGCACCAGCATCCTACAGGCAATCCAGATAACCCCTTGAAGTTTGTTTGTGAAACCTGTTTCCTTCAATGGAATATTTCAAAGGCCAACATCAAGCCGGAAGACCTGATCATGTATTTGACAAGTATCAAAGTTGAAGGTGAGGTCTCTGAACACCTTGTCAACAGCAATGCTGGCCAAATCGTTATCAATCGCGTTGGCCAGCTGGTCCATGTTCAAGGTGCAGGACTGGACCTGGTCTTCACTGTCAGTGACGTTGGCACTGGCAGTCTTCCTGCTCAGTACATTCCAGCCCAACTTCTGGCCCTCCTGGAGGTCCACTTCAGTCCTTCCTGGTTGGGGAGGAAGGCTGTCCAGAAATGCCGTTGCCTGTGTTCTGATGCCATTGACTGTGTCCTGATCAGACTTGGTCAGGGGGATGATTATGGTGGTGAATGGGCTGAAGATGACCCGTGTTGGTGTCCCTGTCACACTCCTGAAGAACCTGTGGGTGATGGCTGATCATGAACTGGTATGTACAAACACAGGATCCAGCTGCATCATCAGGGACGAGTGAAGACGTGGGTGATGTGTACTTTGGTGCACGATCTGCCTGGTACGCTTATTGGAGAGCAACGCGCCTCCATGGTGGTCAGCTGGATGTTCTCCTGGTCAGTGATGGTGTCATTGTTGCCTGTGTCTATGTTCCTGACCCTGATGAAGGGGAATGATCATGCACAGGTTCTATACAAGGGTCCTTCGTGAAGGAGAGCACAGAGGGCTGACTTTGCAGCTTAGACAAGACCCTGAAACAGGGGTTTTTGCCATCCTGGTTGTTCATGAAGGCCAACCACATAGCGTGTCCAATGTGCGCTCCTTCTGGACATGTTGGTATTCTTTCCGAGTGGCTATAGCTACCTGGAACCGTCTGATGGAGGACCGGGATTATCCCTTTGTGGAGGTTCTTGGAGCTGAAGGCGATGAACGACAATTCTGGCTTCGTCGCAGGAGATGATTCAAGATGGCGAAGAAAACCAAGAAGACCAAAAGCCGTGGGCGCCGTTCTCTTTTGACCAAGGAGAGACAGGACAAGATTGTCCAGGGCCTGGAGAGTGGAAACACCTACAAGACATCAGCTGCACTGGCTGGTATCAGTGAATCAGGTTTTTGGAAGTGGATGGAACGTGGTGAAGCTGAACTGGCCCGTGTTGACGAGGATGGAAGACGTTCAGTGAAAGAGAAGGAGAGGCCCTATGTGGAATTTGTGGAGGCAATAAGAAAGGCCAGAGCACAGGCTGAATGCTTCCACGTATCCCGGGTTCAGCTGGCTGCATCAGGCATCCCTGACAAGACGGAAGTATCCACCGTGGAACATCCTGATGGTCGTGTGGAAAAGGTGACGGTCATCACCAAGGGACAGGCGCCTTCCTGGCAAGCTTCGGCCTGGTGGCTGGAGAGGACCAATCCCAAAGAATTTGGACGCAAGCTCCAACACGCCAATGCTGATGGTGATGGTGATGCTGTCATCAGTCTGACCATCAGCCAGGTCAACAAGGCTGTCAGGGAAGGCAAGGAGCGTGCAAAGAAGTCCAGAGACAAGGCCAGGTCCAGAAAGGCGAGGAAGAACCCCCTGGATTCATGACCACACAGGCACAGCAAGAAGAAATAGCCCGTGAAATTGCGGCCTGTTCTGAAGATTACATCCACTTTATAGAAAATCATTGCTTCATCTTTGAAGCCGTATCTGGTGAATGGATTCCTTTTGAGCTGTGGGCTGAACAGATTGAAGCCGTTGACTCCGTCCATGATCATCAATTCACCATCATCCTGAAGGCCAGACAATTGGGGCTGACCTGGCTGATTCTGGCGTATGCCTTGTGGCTGATGCTCTTCAGGCCAGCATCCATCATTCTCTTGTATTCCAAGGGCAAGTCTGAAGCCCAATACCTCCTTGATTGGAGGTTGCGTGGGATGCATGAACGCCTTCCTGAATGGATGACAGCTGGCCAGAACAGCTCCACCAGGTCATCCAAGAACCCTTCCAAATCTGAATTCCAGCTCCAGAACGGCTCTATTGCTTACAGCTTCCCCAGGGTCGGGGGTGATGGCTACACAGCCACACTGGCCCTGGCTGATGAAGCTGACCTCCATTATGACCTTGGTCAGCTGATGAAATCAGTCAGAGCCACGGTGGATGCAGGAGGGAAGCTGGTCCTTTTATCCAGGGTGGACAAGGACAGGCCCAACACCGAATTCAAGCGGATTTACAGAGGAGCCAAGGCTGGTAAGAACGCTTATTGTCCAATCTTCCTGCCCTGGTATGTCCACCCCGATAGGACGGTCGACTGGTACAAGAACCAGGAACGTGATTGCCTGGTGAACACCCATGCCCTGGACCGTCTTCACGAGCAATACCCGACCACAGATGATCAGGCCCTGAAACAGGCCAGTTTGAAGAAACGCCTTCCTCCAGACCTTTTGAACAAGGATGCTGTCTGGGAAGAACTTCCTCCCATCTACCCACAACCAGCCAACCTCCCAGCCGGTTTGGAAGGGATCAGGTTGTACAATCTTCCGGGGCCTGGAGAGATATACCGAATCGGGGTGGACTGTGCAGAAGGTGTGGATGGTGGAGATGACAGTGTTGCAGCTGTCATCAACATGGGAACAGGTGAGCTGGTAGCACATCTGTCAGGCAAGTTTGAACCAATGGCCGATTGGCCATCTATACTCCTGGTCCTGTCAGCCTGGTTCAATGATGCATGTCTTCTTATTGAGAGGAACAATCATGGCCATGCTGTCATTGGGTACATTCAGGCTGAACATGCTGAGTTGTTGCTCCGAGGTCCGGACGGGCGTTATGGTTGGTCCAACCAGGATAGGAAGGCAAAAGCTGATCTTTATGACACGTTTGCTTTTGACCTGAAGAATCAGGGTGTTCTGATCCATGATTGGACTGTACATGAACAACTTGGAGCCATTGACAGAATTACCCTGGCACATCCTGCAAAGAAGAAGGGAGCCGTCTGTGTTGATGATGAAGCTATGGCCTGTGTGCTGGCCAACAAAGCCCGATACATTGAACCGGATGTGATCAGGTTGGCGAGGGCTGATGGTGGTGGTGGTGGAGAGTCTTTTCAGATGGCCACGTCAAACTTTGTGCGTTGAACCACGGGAGTGATCATGGGCTTGTTTTCAAACATCTGGGATACCTTTACTGGAAAGGGCCGGACTCCTGTGGTGGTGGATGGTCCTCCAGGAGGTGGTTCTGGTCTTGATGCATCAGCTCCAACAGTTCCAGCTCTCCCAGCTGGAGGTGATGGTGTCAGTTCCATGGAAGTGACAGCCAGTGCTGTCCAGGCTTCAAGTCGTGACACCAATACGATGCCACAAGGCAAGAACATTCCACTTTCACAGGCTGTTGCCAGGGGAGGGACAACAGGACGGCCTGTCTGGTCCAATTGGTCAACAGCCAAGGCCATCAGGGAAGGTCTGAAGGCAAACATCTGGGTTTACATTTGTGCCATGAAGGTGGCCAGGAGCGTGGCTTCAGTGCCCCTGGTGGTCAAACGCCGTCAAGCTGATGGGACGTTGACTGAGACAAGTCCTACTGAACCGCTTCAAGTCCTTCTGGACAACCCCAACCCCTATTGGTCGAGACAAGACTATATGGAGCGTCTGGCCCTCCAGATGCTCCTTGGTGGCAATAGCCTGACCCGTAAGGTCAGAAGCAAGGTTCTGGAGCCAGGGCGTGTACTCCAGCTGTGGCTGACACCTCCAGACCTGATCAAGCCCGTTCCTGGAAGCAACAAGTTCTTGTCTCATTACGTGTTCAAGCCTCCCCGTGGAAAGAAGGAGGTCATTCCACCTCATGACATCATGCATTTGATGTTCACTGACCCTGGCAATCCCTATTGGGGCCTGTCTCCTGTCCAGGCCGGGGCCAAGACGATTGACACGGACAATGAAGCCGTCAGGTGGAACAAGATGGCCCTCCAGAACAGGGCTGTCACAGATGGTGTCTTCAGCTTTGACAAGGACCTGAACCAGACTAGCTGGCTAGAGGCCAGGCGTCAGATCAGAGAGCAACACATGGGCAGCAAGAATGCCCGTATGCCATGGGTCCTGGGATCCAAAGCTTCCTGGACACAGATGTCCCTGAGTCCCGTGGACATGGATTTCCTGGATGGACGCAAGTTCACCAGGACTGAAATCTGTGCGATCTTCAACGTCCCCACACAGATTGTGGGCATTCCTGATTCAGCCACCTATGCCAATTACACAGCTGCCCTTCAGGCGTTCTGGCGTGACACCGTTTTGCCATTCCTGGCTGACATCCTTGGAGGGATGAACAGGAGCATAGCTCCAGAGTTTGGGGATGACCTGGTCATTGAAGCTGATCTGTCTGGTGTCCTGGCCCTCCAGGTCATCCCTGAGTCCAGCTTGAACGCCGTGGAGACGTTGTTTGACCGTGGTGTCCCAATGTCGGTCCTGAACAAGCGCCTTCACCTTGGCTTGGAGGCTTATCCCGGGTGGGATGTCTCCTATATCAACGGAATGCCAGCATCTGAAGGCCAGCTGGACCCAATGTCCGAACCAAAACGGGCGCCTGTTACCACCACGAAAGAACAGGAGTCTATGTCAGAGGACATCATTGTGTTCCAGCAATGCCTGGACATGTTGGATGAATACGGCGTCCACCTGGATGCTGCCTGATCATCACCCACCACCACACCCACCACATCCCTCCTCCACGGCTTCAAACCCATGCCTGTCTTCCTGACAAAAGACTTCAGCCCCCTGGTTGCTCCAGATGAGCAGGAAGCCCTGATCAGGCAGCTGATTGACAGCCAGTCTCCTTCTTTGAGAAGGGCCGTGGAGCGTGTCTGGAAAGCTCAGAAGGAGTCCATCACCCGGGACAGCATGGTCAGAGCCCTTCAGGGTGGTGGCATCCCTGACACGTTGGTTGATCAGTGGCGTCAGCTCTATTCAGAGTTTGTGGTCAGTGAACTTAGACCACGTTGGCTGGCTGGCTCCAATTTTGCCAGACGTCCACTGGTGGACTCCCTTAGACGAGGACTGGGCAGGAATCCTGACTTTGCAGCTTTCCAGAATGCACAGGCCAGGTGGCTTGATATGCGTGGAGCATCGATGGTCAGAGGGCTGTCTAGCACACAACGTCAAGCCATGAACGCAGCCCTTAGACACTTCATTGTGGATGAACCCAAAAGCCCCATTCAGCTGGCCAGGGTGATGGAGGACTTTGTGGGTCTGACGCCCACACAATCAGGGTGGGTGACAAACAGAAGGAAGAAGGACGTGGCAGCTGGCCTGACGCCTGTCCAGGTGGAAAGGCGGTCGAGGGCCTTTGCAGTCAGGCTCCAGCGTCAAAGAGCTGAAAGGATTGCAAGGACCGAAGTTGCCACGGCCTTTAACCAGGGGCAGCTGATGACCATGGAAGCTGCCAGGGACAGTGGTGATGTCCAGACAGCCATCATCAAGGAGTGGTTCACCAGTGTGGATGAAAGGGTGTGCAAGCTTTGTGCTCCGCTCCACGGCCAGCAAGCTCCACTTGATGAAACGTTCCCAGGTTGGCCAGGTGGAGAGCTGACACCACCAAGACATCCGGTGTGCAGGTGTGTGGTGGTCTATGAAGTGGAGGATTTCCCAGACACGCCACCAGTGCAGGAGCCTGAGACTGGTCCAGAAGGTGAACCCTTGTATGACGAGGATCCAGAATACATTACAGCTCCATCCCGGGCTGATGTGGTCCAGTGGAACAGACAGGCTTATGACAGGATTCTGGATGATGAAAACAAGTCCATCATTCCACCAGCTGGTCAGCCCTTTGACAAAGCACAGTTCCTGGACAGACATGGCAAGCTGGTTCTGGCTTCTGGCACCAGGTCACCACGGAACAGGAGGGCCAGAAGGGAGCTGAACCATCTTCTGGATATGTATGGCCTGGCCAACAATGATGTCGAATTTCAGAGACCAGGTATGGCTGGCTATTCCAGTGGCAGGATGCCAAGGGGGGCAGCTGCTTTTCATGACTGGAACGGGGATATCAGGTTTGGGCGTGATGTCATGAGGGGTCTTAGAGACATAGGCAAGAATGGAGGGCCTAGACGGGGTCTTGGAAGGTCAGACAGGCAAATTCTTGGTGTGGCCATCCATGAAGGCCTCCATGGACGCTCCCCCTGGTCAGGTATGCGTCCAGGAGCATGGTATGGGTCTTCCCGGACAGCCAAGTGGATGGAGGAAGTGGCCACGGAACTTCCTGCCCGTCAAATTGTGGCTGATCTTTGGGGAAATGGGACACCATCCCGGATAGGCCCTTATGACAGGGCCATTGGTGCAGGTGAAAAGGCACTGGACAAGATTTTCAAGGCCCGTGGTGTCTCCTCCAGTTCCAATGTCCTTAGAGACCATATGACCAGGGCCAGTTTCAGGTTCAAGCGCCTCACCAATCCCCATGGTTCAGGTGCTAGCCCATCTTCTTTCACTCCACAGGAGCGTGAAGAACTGGTTCTGAAGAGATGGGCTGAACAGGTGGACTGGCCAGATGAAATGATCAGGGATTCAGACGGGTCCTTGAACACGGAGAAGTTGAAGGAAGCCAGGGAAGACCTGGTCAGGGAGTTGAAAAGCGAGTTTGAGAGGTTGTGATGGGACTGTTGACGGAATTGACAATGGATGACCCAATTGGGGCTATGGCTGTGGTTGAAGATTGGATGGAAAGGGATGTCCCGGAAGCTGATCAGGATTGGCAGTCGTTGTTGATGCATTTTTCAACAGCTGCGCTTCAAGACAGTTTCCTGGATCAGGTCCAAGAAAGGTGGCCTGATCTTTTTGACGAGGATTGACAGTCATTTAGCACCGATCAACAATGTGGACGTGTCTGAAGCTACTGCACCAAACAAAGGAGAAGACATGATCACTTTATCTCAAATGCCTACAAGGATTGTGGAGCTGTCCTGCAAGGGATCTGTGGACACAAACGAAGGCACCAGGCCTGATGTTCGGCTGAAGCTGGAGATTGACATCACTGATTGGATGATGGAAGAGGAGGGCTTTCTTCAAGACTTTGAGTCCAAAGCCGTTGCATCCATTGTGGAGGGGAGCCGGGTTCAGTCTGAAGAGGAAGGTCCCAACACCTATCTGGTCAAGGTCAAGCGTCGCTTTGATGTCATGTGGTACAAGTTCAAGCGGGGCAACGCCACACTGGACCTGGAGGCGTCCATTCCCAATGCTTCCTCTCCAGTGATCAAAGTGGTGGAAGGATTGCCCACGCTTGTCTTCAAAATCCATGGGCGTCTGGACAGCAATGATGCAGGGAAGCTGATGAAGATGATCAATGTCCCTGATGTCACCCTGACCACATCCAATCCCCAAATCGAACTTCTGGACGCAAGCTGACCAGGTCTTCCCTGGTCCCCTTCACCTTGTGGTCCCTTTCCTGTTCTTCTTTCCCTAGCACCAACAATCGTAAGGTCTCACCAAGGGCATGATCATGACTGACACTGCGTCCACTCCTACCATTCCCCTGGAAGGCCAGGATTTGCAGGATGCCATGGATTACAATCGGAGTGATGCTCCTGATCCAGAAGACATCCCACAAGGCGCCCGGGCTGACTTCCCGGGATTGAACCAAAACCCCCGTGGTGGCGGGTGTGATCAGGAAAGTTTTGCCAAGAGCACACAAGACCTTCAGCTGGCTCTTGATGATGGTCTGAAGCCAGATGGCAAGTATGGTCCATCCACAGCTGAATCAACCTGGAAGCACTATGATCAGCCCCCTCTTCCTGGGGATGTAGTCCCTTGGGAGAGATACAAGGACGTCCAGCCAAACAGGCGCAATGGCCTCTTTCTGGACTTTGGAGGAGATGGCCAGGTTCCGCACCAGGACAACCAACGCCGCTTTGTCAGTGAGCTGGCCCGAGCACAGTTCACTGATGTGTATTTTGGCTGCAATCAGGTGGGAGCTGTGAAGGACCCCCCCAACCATGAGCAGTCCAGGTTTGTCTGGCTTCAAGAGCCAGCCAGATACATCAGTTTTTGCCAGATGTGCCGTGAGTACGGGATTGAAGGTCATTTCCTGGTCTGGATGTCCCCGGGTGACATCTTCATGGAAGAGCTGGTCAGTGAACTGGCCCCGGTTGTGAATCAAGCCCGGGCTGCCAGTGTCATGGGCAATGCAGAGAAGAACTGGACTGGAAAGCTTCCCGGAGTGGAAGCTGGCCAGGACGAAGCTTCCAGTTGGTTGGCTGCCAATTTGCTTCCTGCCCTGGATTGTCCTTTTGGGACTGTCATTCTCTATTTTGTCACGCCAAAGGTCAGAAGCCTGGTGGGGATTGGGGCGTATTGCTGCCTTGAAACCTATGCCTTCAGGGAGCCTGATCAGCCAGACACAATGGAAGAGAACTATAACCCGGGTTTCCTTCAGTGGAGGACAGCCCTGGACTATCATCAGCTGGTGCAGGAAGGCATCAGGCTGTTGCATGGTCAGGCAGCTTACAAACAGTTCAGGTATGCTGTGGAACCGGAAGTGGCGATGTTGACCAGTGCCAGTGCCAGCCAGACTTCCTCTTGTTCATCCGTGTGGTGGTCTCTTGGCAATGTGGATCCGGGGGAAGATTACAAGTGGCATGTCTTTGTGTCCTTGTCTCCAGAAGAGGGAGCCCCTGAATCCTTCTCTTCCTGGCTCCAGATTCCTGGCCAGATTGCTTGATTCCTTCTCCTTTGCTCCTGCCTTAAGCTTTTGTCCCGAAACCCATCCAAACAATCCTGAACGCTTTCAGGGCGATCTGTGCCCAAAAGATGACCTTGGTTGTTGACATGTTTATTGTGTGAGTCCTAGCCTTGCACCGTTGACAGTCCAAGGGGGATATGATGGCAGAAGAAGATGTTGGGAGTTACCCCAGACCGTTTTATGACAGGAAGCTGATCACAGTTCCGTTTGAGCTGAAGGCCAGTACCACTTCAGCCGGGGCCATGAAGGTCCAGGGTTATGGCTCCATTTTTGATGTCCTGGATTCACATGGAGATGTGGTCAAGAAGGGCGCTTTTGTGGAGTCCATTGAACGGGATTTCCCCAGGAACCTGATCAAGTTCATGTGGCAACACCGGGATCCCTTTGGTGTGTTCACGGTTTTGAAGGAAGACGACGTTGGCCTTTTCTTTGAAGCCCTGGTCACACCCAACCAGACAGGCCGTGACAGGTTTGAGCACATCAAACACAAGTCCGTGGACAGGATGTCCATTGGCTATGACCTCCTGAAGTTCAGTGAGTTTCAGGATGCTGATTTGCGGTCTGAGGTAGCCAGATGGGCACCTTGGTTGGCACACATCCCATTTTGGAACCTGGAAAAGGTCAGGCTTCGTGAGATCAGTGGTGTCACCCATGCATCCAACGAACAGGCCACCATGGAAGCCAAGGATCATGACCAGCATGACCATGCCATCAGTGTGCAGGGTTATGGTGCCAGGGATAAAAAGGGACTGTGGCTTCCACCTGGTGACGTTTACACCATCAAGGCAGCCAAGAGCCGCTGGAAGCCAATGTCCTCCAGGCCAGTTGCCAAACCAAAGGAGACTGGACAGTTGAAGACAAGACCAAAGGTGCGTGGTTGCAATTGCCAGAAGCGTTCAGCCAAGGAGGAAAAGGGCAGCATCCTGGCTGGCAAACTCAATGATACCATTGATCAGATGGTGTCAGATGATGACGAGATGACCCGTTCTGATCTGATTGACATGCTTTCTGATGCAGCTGGCATCAGCACTGGAACGGTCAACCAGATCCTGTCTGGGGACATCAACTGCCCACCCATCGAACGCCTGGAGGCGTTTGCACAGGTTCTGGATGTGGCAGTTGGCTGGCTGGTGGAAGGAGCCGAAGAAGACGGCTGCAATTATGGTGAAGAGAGTGAAGATGGTGATGGAGAGGAGAAGACCTTCACCCTCGTCTTCAACCAGAAACAGATGGATGCCTGGAAGGTTTTCCAGGAAGCTGTCAAGGGTTTGTCAGACTTGTTTGAGACTGACCCTGAAGATGAAGCTGACCAGAAGTCCTCCAGGTCGACATCTTCCACCCCAAAACGAGACGCCCGCCCTGATTCTGATCCTGACAGCATCACTGATGCTGACTGGTCCACGCTTGATGGGCTTTTTGACGAGCTTGGCGTGTCAGGAGACTGATCACAAGTCTATTTGACGGCCTTGAATCAATTGGCCCGGAGCATGAAAAGGGCCTGAACCAGGAGACACCAATGTTGGAGAAAGACAGAATCATTCAGCTTCAGAAGAACCTTCAGCAAGCCATCAATATGGCGAAGGAGTGGAAGAAGTCTGAACACGGCAAGCTGACTCAGGACAATGAAAAGCGCCTGGTTGCCCTGGAGAAACAGCTTGAAGAGACCAACAAGGCCATGGAGAAGATGGACGTCGAATTTGGCGCCCGTGACTTCGGCTCCACCCGTGGTCTGATTGCCAATTACAAGGGCGTGGGTCAGGTCCTCTTTGAAGCTGAAGAGTACAAGTCCATCCTGGTGAGCAAGCACCAGAAGTGTGACCCCGTTCAGGTCAAGGGTGGCTTCTTTGTTCACTGGAAGATCAGGGCTGACCATCTGGGCTTTGGTACCAAGGACCTGTCCGAGTCCTTGAACCCCACCACAGCCGGGGCCTTGGTTGACGAGGACAGGATCCCGGGCGTGTCCATGATCAGACTCAGGATGCCCCGGCTCCGCGAGTTGATCCCGGCGTTCTCCACTGAGTCAGATACCATTGAGTATGTGAAGGAGACCAACTTCAACCAGCTGTATGCACAGTTTGTTGTGGCTGGTGTTGCAACAGACGTCACCATCAAGGTGGACAACATCAACGGTTGGGTGGAAGGGTCAACCATTGTGATCAACCCCGGTGGTGTCACGGAGGAGACCTTTACGGTTGTGCTTGTGACACCGGATGATCCAAGCGGGAATGTCTCTACTGGTGACATCACCCTGGATGGAGGTGGTCTGGCCAACCCCCATGCGATTGGCACCAATGTTGTGTCTGATCAGTTCAACTTCACACCTCAGACCAACCTGAAGCCCAAAGCGCGCCAGACCTTCGAGGTCCTGACAGAGCCCGTCAAGACCCTGGCCCATTGGCTTCCTGCCACTCGTCAGATCCTGATGGATGCCAGTCAGCTTCGCCAGCTGGTGGACGGGCGTCTGGTTGAAGGGCTGATGCTCAGTGAGGAAACCCAGCTCCTTTACGGGTCCGGTTCCAGTGTTGAACTTCAGGGCTTGATGACCAACCCGGATGCCCAGACCTACCTGTGGTCTTCTGGTCTTCTCCTCCCAGTCCCTGACACCAAACTGGACGCTGTCAGGAGGGCCATGACCTTGTCAGCCCTGGCACACTATCCGGTGGACGGCGTGGTCCTGAACCCCATTGACTGGGAAGAAATTGAGACGGCAAAGGGCACTGATGGTCACTACCTCATGACCCCGGTCATGAGCGGGAACCAGACCATGATCTTGTGGCGTTCTCCGGTCATCGTCACCACGGCCATTGACCCTGATGACTTCCTGGTGGGCTCCTTTGCCCTTGGTTGTGCCATCTTCGACCGTGAAGAGGCCACCATCCGGGTCAGTGACAGCCATGAGGACTTTTTTCCTCGCAACATGATTGCCGTCCTGGCTGAAGAGAGGATGGCCTTTGTGACGTTCAGGCCGGAAGCCTTTGTGGTCGGTCTGTTCGATGCTCCACCGTCTTGATGCTTTCGTTGTCTGATCAGGTCATTCAGCTGGCCTGACCTCCATCTTCTGGCCACTGTGTGGCTTTTGCGTTGATGTTGGCCCCTGACCCTAATCCATGGCGTGGGTCAGGGGCTTTTACATTTCACCTGCACCAAAGGAGTGCTTCAATGTCTGACAAGAAACCCAAAACTTCGAGAGACCACCGCAGGACACCGGCTTCCCACAAGTGGCTCCGAATTCTCAAGAACTGCCCTGGACCTGGTGGACGGGCCTTGGTGCCTGGTGACAAGGTCATGTTGCAACGTGTGGCTGCCAAGGCTTACATCAAGCGAAAGGTGGCTGTAGAGATTGACAGCCCCCTTCCTGCAATTGAAGAAGCCAAGGCCATTGGCAAGCCTGGCCAGAACCGTGTCATCTACACCGGCAACAGGAAGCCCACAGCCAAGACTGGTGGTGTGGCCAGGGAGAAGCTGTCAGGTCGTTCCGTGGCCAGGGCCAGGGCTGATGCCTTGAAGAAACTTCGCAAGGCAGCTGAAGAAGCCAGGCCAGCCAAGAGCACAGAGAAAAAAGAGGGGAGCGACGGAGCCAGCGACGGAGCTGGTGCTGGTTCCAGTGACTCCCTGACCTTTGACCAGTGGCAGGAACTTGGCTGGAAGGCTGCCAAAGCCAGGTTCAAGGAGCTGACTGGCAACAACCCCAAGGGTTGGGACGAAGTTGAAGAATACGTCAAGAGCCAGGAGACGGCCTGATTGCAGGTTTCTGGTTCTAGTTGTTGGAGTTGATCAGTCCAAGGCAGGAGCAAGGAGAACATGGCCAGGAGAATTACAGCTGTCCAGGACAGGTCCATCATGGACCTTCCTACCTTGAAGGGACTGCTTAGCATCACCACAACGGACTATGACGCTCTGTTGACCCTGGCTTTGGAGGCTGCCAAGGAACAGGCTGATCTTTGTATGCAAAACCCCTTTCTGGAGCTGGATCCCAATATCGACTTTGACGCCCTGTATCAGCCTCTTCCTTCGGACCTTTCTTTCAATGAAGAAGCGACCCGCTCTTTCCTTGGTGGTTTGAGGTCCTTTACTTCGGGGGGCTTTGTCGAGTCCACCAGGATTCCCGGGATGCCAGCTTACATCTTCAATTCTGACCCACAGAACCCGGATCCAGCCGATGAATTGAAGATTCCGATGTTGGTGGAATTGGGCCTGGTGGAGTGGGTTCGTGGCTATATGCAGCTCCAATGCATTCCTGTTGGTGTCACGGAGCGCAAGGCCGGAGATGTCACAGAGAAATACAGCGACGTGTCTGGTCTGAATGACCATGTTTCAAACCTGTTCTGGGGTAAATACATGCTTCTTCCAGGCATGTAGACCATCCATTCCAACAGGCCTTTCCAGGCGAAGCATCAGGGGGCAGGAGCCATGGCCAGGAGCAAGGTGACTCTTAGAGTCAAGGACACGGACAGGGGCCTGAAGCGTATCCAGCAACGGGTCAGGCGTGTTCCAGAGAGTGAAGTTCTGGTTGGCATCCTTGAAGGGGAGATTGCCAACTATGCAGCTGTCCAGGAATTTGGTTCCAGGAATGTCCAGGCCAAATCCTTCATCAGAAGCACTTTTGACCAGAATGTTTCCACCTATGATGCCATTATGACCCGTGGGGCCACATTCATCTTGGCTGGTGAGTCAGACCCGAGGCAGACCCTGACCCGGGTTGGAATCAAGATGAAGGCTGACGTGGTCAAGAAGATCACAGCTCTTGGTCTGATTGATACAGGTGCCATGCGTGCAAGCGTTGACTTTGACATCAGGGTGAGGGGCTAAGGACAGGTTCATGAAGAAGACGAAAGTTCCATTCACATCCGATACATCCAAACCCAGGAAGTCCTCCAGGAGGACCACGCTTGAATTGAAGGAGGAGATGATCAAGCAACGTCAAGCTGGTCAGGTTCCAGACAAGGTGGACTTGTCTGAAGAAGGCAAGTCCTCGGAGTGGTCCAAACTCAGAAACCTGGTCAAGGGTTCCTGAGTTTTCGACTTTTGAAGGAGGGGCAAAGATGTCAGGGATTGGAGGGTCCGGGTTGCTGGGTTCAAGACAGCTTTCTGTCAGGCGTCCAGCTAAGGGGACGTATGTGGATGGTGTCTATGTCAAGGGGGCTGATGCCTCTTTGACGGTTGTGGGAGCATTGCAACCCTTGAACTTCAGGGAGATTGAAATGTTGCCTGAAGGTCAACGTCAACGGGCCAGGTTCAAGTTGTACACCTATGATCTGATGCAAATTGCAACACCTGAAGACGAGACGATTGGGGACCGTGTGGACGTGGATGATCTGACCTTGATTGTCCATGGACTGGCTGATTATGCAAACGCCCTGCCCCAAACGTTTGGCACCTTACAGCCTTGTGGTGTGAACCACCGCAAATACCTCCTACTGCTGCCCAGAGTGCCTTGAACCATGGCCCAGACTTTCACGCCCACAGCTTACGAGATAGCCCTTAGAGCCTGGATCCTGGCTGCTACAGGCTATCCTGGTGAAGATGTCATCTATGCCAGGCAGCCAGAAGCACCAAGACCAGAAAGGCCCTTCATCACACTCCAGACCATCAACCTGGTGTCCATTGGGTCAAAGCCCACCTTACGCATCAGCAACACACAAGTGGATCCGCTGCCGGAGTCTACCTACGAAGGAGAACTGATCAGACAACGTCGTGGATCATGCCAGGTAGATGTTTATGCTGATGACCATGCTGATGTCATGGCTTGTCTGGTGGATTCTCTTCATGATCCTGATGTCCGGGTTGTCATCAATTCAGGTGGGTTGACGATATTGGAGCCGGACTCCATGATAAATTCAACTGATGTGGCTGGGCCAGAATGGGAGTTGAGAAGCCTTGCTGAGTTTCCTTTCAGCTTTGCTTTGAAGATTTCCAAGACCTTGAAGGCCGTGGAACGGGCCAACGCCACATACACTGGCCTTGACGGAGGAAAGTAATGGCCGATTGGAAAGACCTTGTTCAAGTAACCGTACTTTTGGATGCAGCTGGTATCCAAAGGAGCGGGTTCACCACACTTCTGATTGTGGGTGCCACAACAGCTGGCTTCGCTACCAACGAAGTCAAGACGTACACGGAAAAACCCACCACAGCACAAGCCGCTGAACTTGGGGCTACCTTGACGGCCATGGTCAATGCTGCCTTTGACCAAACGCCAACTCCATCACAGGTCAAGGTGGGTGATGTGGCAGCCCAGGATGCAGCCAACATGGATGCCATCCTGGCCAATGACAGTGACTGGTTTGGCCTGGCATCAGAGACAAGGGTCAGGTCTGAAATCCTGGCCTTGGCTGCCTGGATTGAAGACAAGTTCCGTCTTTACGTTGCCCAGTCGCCAGACACAGGCATCAAGGACACGCCCTATGTCGAAGGAGCTGGTTCGGATGTTGCCAATGATCTGAAGGACCTTGGGCGACGGAACACGGCTCTTGTGTACCAGGCCACAGCTGCTGAATATGCTGATGTGGCATGGGCAGCCAAAAAATTGGCAGCTGACCCGGACATCCAGACCACTACCTGGGCACACGCCACTTTGGCTGGTGTCACATCGCAAGCGTCCCTGACATCAACGGAGAAGGCCAACATCGTCTCCAAGAACACCAATGTGTATCTGCCCTTCTTTGGTGGTTCAGCTGTCATTGCCAACGCTGTCACCATGGAAGGTCCTTCTGGGCGTTTCATTGACTTGGTCATCACAGCCAACTGGATCCGGGCCAGGGTCCAGGAAGCCATTGCGCAGCTGTTCCTGGACCGCTCCAATGCCAACAGCAAGGTCCCTTACACTGATGAAGGTCTGGCTGAACTGTCCAACGCCGTCTATGGTCCGCTGAAGCAAGGGGAAGCCGTTGGTCACTTCCGGGTTGACTCGTCTTTGGTCCTGATGCCCCTGGTGGCTGATATCCCAACAGCTGACATTGAAGCCCGTGAAGTCAACTTTGATTTCCGGGCTGTGCCAGCTGGAGCTGTTCACAAGGCCATTGTCACAGGGCGTGTGACGCTGGATGCTACGGCTTTGGCCTGATTCACTGATCAGATCGATCTGATTGCAAACAGATCGATCCATGACATCCAGTCAACCTTCAACCTCCAAACCAAGGGAGTAAACACACAAAATGGCCATCAGTGAACAAGTCAAAACGTTTGATCTGACAGAGGTCAACATGATGGTGGGAACTCTTCCCATCAGTGGTTTCCAGGATGGCGATGCCATGACGTGGGAGCCAGCCGAGGACCTTTACAACATGGTGTCTGGAGCTGATGGAGAGGTGGCCAGGTCCAGAACCAACAACAAGTCTGGCACCCTGACCTTCAATCTCCTGTATTCCTCAGATGCCAACGCCGTCTTCCAACAGATGTTGGATGATGATGAAAACAACAACACGGGCATCAGGACCATCCTGATTGAAGACCTCCGTGGTGGCTTTCGTCTGGTTGCTGGCCAGGCGTGGGTCCAGGCACAGCCCCCTGTCACCTTCTCCAAGGAGATGGGAACCAGGGAATGGGTCCTTGGTGTGGGTCGTGCTCAAATCACCCACGCTGGCATTGTGGCGCCTTCCACCTGATCTTCCGTCATCCGTCCTGATCTTTCATTTCCTGCACCAACAAGGAGAGTTTGAGTCGTGAATCTCAGAACACAGCAAACCCAGCCCATGGGGCGCCAGCTCCAATACAGAAAACGGATTCAGTCAGACTGGGGAGAAGACATCCAGTTGGAAGTGACACCACATCCAGCTGGTGAAGGTTTTGCTTTGATGCCATCTGTGGTCCAGGTGTTCGTTGAAGCTGCCGCTGAAATCCTTGGAGCCTTGAATCTGAAGGAACTGTTGAAGGAGTCCACCAGTCAGGCCATGACAGGCATCAAGGAGGAGAAGTCCAAGGAGGAGGTTCTGGAGTCCATGACCAACATGGGTGTCCTTCAGCGTCTGGTAAACACAGATGTGAAGACAGACCAGTTGGTGGGGGCCATTGGTTCCCTGGCTAAGAACCTGGCTCTTCATGGGGGTGTGGACCTGGTCAAGGACATCCTGGAACATACCACCAGGTGTGTCATCCAGAATGAACAAGTGGTGGGCGGTACAAAGCAAAACTGTGCCAAGCACTTTGATACCATTTACCAGGCGAACTATGGAGAGCTGGTCAGGACCATCATCTTCATCTTGATGGTCAACTGGGGACCGGCGTTCAAACGACTCCCTTTCGATCAAGGTGGCTAAGGCCAGAGCCAAAGGTGGCCTGGAAGATAGAGGACACCTTTGGTCGTCTGGACTTACGCAATCCATGGGCCTGGAGGATTTTCCACTGGTCCAAAGGGGCTGTGTCTCCTGACACTGTGGTCAATCAGTGGACAGTGACCATGGTCCTGGAGTGTCTGGACATGATTGAAGCTTATGCTGAAATTGATCAGATATACCGGGACAGTGCAAAGCCACCCAAGAGAAAAGTAAAACGTCCATAAGGGGACTGATCATGATCGTTCGGGAACTTCTGGCACTTCTAGGGTACAAGATTGATGATTCTGACCTGAAGAAGTTTGACAAGTCCCTGGACAACGTCAAGGGCAGTCTTGGTGGTCTGAAGGGTCTGGCAGCCGGGGCAGCTGCCGCGTTGGCTGGCCTGGTGACAGGTGGCTTCATCTCTCAAATCTTTGAAGCCAATGCCCAGTATGAAAAGCTGAATGCTCAGCTGGAACAGTCTGAAGGCAGTGCCGAAAAGGCCAAAGCAAGTTTTGCCACCATCCAGGGCATTGCTGCCAAAACCCCTTTCCAACTCAACGAAGTCACGGATGCCTGGATCAAACTCAGGAACCGGGGGATAGAGCCGTCTGAAGAGACGTTGATCTCCTTTGGTGATACGGCGTCAGCCCTTGGAAAGGACCTTGATCAGTTTATTGAAGCTGTCCTTGATGCCCAGACTGGAGAGTTTGAGAGGCTGAAGGAGTTTGGCATCAAAGCCAAGAAGGATGGCCAGAACGTTGCTTTTACTTTCAAGGGCCAGACCAAGGTTGTGAAGAACAATGCCAAGGAGATCACAGCCTTTCTGGAGTCCCTTGGAAAGGAGGGCGGAGCTTTTGCCGGTGGCATGGCAAAACAAATGAAGACTCTGAATGGAATTGTTTCCAACATGAGGGACAATTTCAACAAGTTCCTGGTGGCCATTGGTGATGCAGGGTTCAGGGATGCCTTGAAGGAACTCTTTGGAGTCATCAGCCAGAACGTGGCTGGTGGAGCCGATATGGCCAAAACCATTGGAGGGGTCTTGGCTGGAGCTGTCAGATTGCTGACCCGTGGTCTTCAGTTCTTGATAGCCAACTGGAAGGAGGTGACAGCTGCCTTGACGGGGTTTGGGGTTGTTCTTGGAGCCATCAAGCTGGCTGGCTTCATAGCTGGCCTTGGCTCCCTGAAGGCCATTCTGGCTGGTATCCTGGTGGCCATGTTGCCAGTGATCAAGGCTTTCTTCCTGGTGGTTTTGCCAATCCTTATATGGGCAGCTGCCATTACCACCGTCTTGTTGCTCCTGGAGGACTTGTTTGTGTTCTTCAGGGGCGGCCCTAGCGCCATTGGCGATTTCATCAAGGGCTTTGAAAAGCAGGAAGGGATCCTTGGTTCCATTGCCAGGTTCCTTAGAGACATGCTGATTGGGGCCAGAGCCCTTTTCAAGACTCTGGTCAGGCTCGGTGGAGAGCTGGTGTCAGCTGTTCAGCCTGAAATTGCCAACATGGCTCTCTTTTTCAGCAACGTCTGGGAAGACATCAAGCGTGGTTTCCTGGAGGCCATGACAGCCATTACAGGTGAAGCTGAAGGTGGGGGTGCCTTCATCACCAGGATCTTCTTTGCCATCAGGACCATTGTTCTGAATGTCTTCCCCTTTGTGGTGAACTTCATCAAGGGGAGTCTGAACACTCTTCTGACTGCCTGGATCATCTGGTGGAGATTTGTAAAGGGTGTGTTTGGCTTCATCAGGAACCTGGCCAGTGCTGTCTTCAATACCCTGAAGACGGATGGAGCTGGCACCTTTGATGAACTGATCAGAGCCCTGGGAGAGCTGTGGAACACGTTTTCCATCATCTTTGGTTTGCTTCGTCAAGCCTGGACAGCTGTGATGGCAGAACTTGGCTCTACCGGGACCATCTCCATTGGTGACGTTGCACAGGCGTTGTTGATCCTGTCTGTCATCATCATCAAGGGCGTTGTGGGTGGTCTGAAAGTTGCCATCTTCGTTGTGCAAACCCTGGTCAATGGCTTTGTGCTCCTTCATGACGCTGCTAGTGCTGTGGCCAATGCCATGATCACTCAGTGGACCACCATTGGGAATCTGATCCTGACAGCCCTGGAAGGTCTGGGCAAAATTGCTGGCTTTGACCTTGGAGGTATCAGAGAGACCATTGGTGGTGTGGTCTCCAGGGTGACAGGTGGTGGAGACACGGGTGTTGCAGCTGGCCAGGCAGCCACCAATACTGGTGGTGGCCCGGTCAATCAGACAGCCACAGCCACAGTTGGACAGGTCCAGGTCAATGTCACCAGTTCCAATGCCAGTCCAGCTGAAATCGCAGCTGCCAGCCGGTCTGGAGCTGGCCAGGGTCTGACTGACACCCTGGTTGCTGCCAGACGAGACCTGGCAGGAGGAGTGACCTGAAATGGCCCTTGTTGCATCAGGAATCATCCGTCCACCACGTCTGGTGGGAAGTAGCTTGAAGACCATTGATGATCAGATCATGACCTTTGATGCCATGATCACAGAGAATCCATCCTTCACGGCAGAGTTGACCAGTCATCCGGTGGAAGATGGAGCGGATGTTACTGATCACTTCCGGCGCAATCCTGACAAGTTGACCATGGTCGTGTTCATCACCAACACGCCAATCCTGCCAGAACAACAGGGTATCCCTGACAGGGACATCCAGATCTTTGAAGACTTACTCCGTGACATCTGGGCTGTGGGTGAACCCCTGACAGTGATCACAGGCCTTCGGACCTATGAAAACATGGTGCTCCTGGAGGTGAGCACCACACGGGATCCGTCCACGGGCCAGGCCCTGAGCATCAACCTGAACTTCCAGGAAATTGTCTTTGCCAACCAGGCCAGGGTTCCTGTCCCTCCTGAACAGGTGGGAGAGGAGAGGAGAAGGACAGCCAACACCAAAAGGGATGCTGGACGTCAAGATGGCAAGGAAGCCGGTGGTGCAGCTGATGCAAAGGAAGGAGGGGCCAGCCCACAAGCCAACAAAGCCGAGGAACAGGGTGGTTCCACCCTTCATGACCTCTTGTCCTGACCTGAATCCAAAGAGGAGGGGAAGGCTGATCAAATAAGGTCCAGACCACCAGCTCTCCCCACCCGGTTCAAATCAGGGGCAGGAAAACCAGTGGTCAGGGCCAGGAGCCCTTCAGGTGTTACAGCTTCCACTTCTACCAAACACATCAGCCTATGACATGATTGTCCAATTGGACGGTTTGTCCTATCGCTTTGCCTACCAGTGGAACGATAGGACAGCCAGCTGGTATGTCTCCATCTCCACCTTCAACAATGAACCCATTCTCAGACAACTCAGGGTGGTCCATAAGTGGCCCCTTTATTCCAGATACAGGGATCCACGCCTTCCACCAGGGATGATCTTCTGTGTGGACATGGCTGACAGTGGCCAGGGTCCAACCTTTGAGTCCATGGGAGTGAACACCTTGCTGATGTACTACACCAGTGCTGACCTGGAATCTGTGGCTCTTGAAGATGTGGCAGCTGGCCTGATCATCTCTCCACTTCCCTGACTTTTGCTCCTGGAGGACCTTCAAGATGGCTGTTGATGTTTTCGCTGAACAAGCTCCAACCCCCCAACCCATCTTTGGTATCAGGTTGTTCAAGCGTGTTGTGATTGTCAGGGTCAGCCTTCCTGGTCAGGAAGGGAGGGAGTGGAAGGACCTCCGTGTCAATTTCAGCGTGGAGAAGTCAGACAAGGGCAAGCCCAACAAGAGCAAAATCCAGCTCTATGGTCTGTCCAGGGATTCAAGGGGCTTCATCCAGGAGGAAGGGGCCAGGATAGTCCTCCAGGCCGGTTATGATCAGTCACCACCTGTGATCTTTCAGGGTGACGTGGATGATGCTGAACCCAAATATGACGGGCGTGACATCGTCATGAACATTGAAGGTCGGGATGGTGGAACGGCGTACAATGAAGCTGCCATCTTTGAAACCTATGAAGCCCCCCTGACCTATTCAACGCTCCTGAACCGGGTTGCCCAGTCCATGGGGCTCCGTTTTGCCAACCTTCCAGCCAATTTGCCTGATGGAGACCTGGTCCAGGGCTATTCCATGGCGGGTCCTGCCAGGGAGGTCCTTGACGAGATTACCAGCACCCTTGGTGCCCAGTGGTCCATTCAAGATGGAGAGCTGGTGGTCACACTCCTTGGTGAAGGCACAGCTGAAGAAGCCTGGTTCCTGTCTCCAACTACAGGTCTGATCAACTCTCCACAGAGGGACAAGAAGGGTGTCAAGTTGCGGGTCTTGATGAATGGACGCATCAAGCCAGGCCGGAAAATTGTGATATCCTCCAGGGATGTCCAGGGTGTCTACATTCCCACCGTGGTCAAACACCAGGGTGACAGTGGTTGGTCTGATGACTTTTACACAGAGATTGAAGCGAGGGCTGCAAAATGACGGATGGTCAGGGACTGGTCAGAGGGGAGGTCAATCTTGACCAGGACACCAAGTCAGATGCATTTTTTGAAGTCATCCATGACATGGTCAAGGCTGGAACAGCCAAGATGAATGTGGCCTGCACCGGGGTGGTCCGGAGCTATGACACCACCACAGGAAGAGCCAGGGTCCAGCCAGTGGTCAGGGGCAGGAAGGATGGTGAAATCACCTTCAGGTATCCCATCATTGTCAATGTGCCAGTCTTGTGGCCACAGTGGGGCAAGTTTTCCATAACAGGCCAGCTGGAGCCTGGTGACTTTGTCTGGCTGAACTTTGCGGACAGGTCCATGATGGAGTGGTTGTCTGGTGGCGGAGAGGATGTCACAGCATTGGCCAGGAGACGTTTTGATATTCAGGATGCTGTGGCGTATCCAGGTATCGTTCCCTTCAACCAGGTCCTGGCCAATCCTCAGACACAGGGGCTGGTCATTGGCGTGGACACAGGCCGTGGTGGGTCCACACCAATGCGTCTGGTCATCCGTGAGGATGGCTTTGTGATGGGAGATGGGACAGAAGACGTTCTGACCATCCTGGATGATTTCATTTCTGCCATGCTCTCCGGAACCTATGGTCTGTCACCAGCTGACCCCCCTTTGGTAGCTGCTTTGGGACTTCTTCAGACAAGATTGGCCAGCTTGATACCTTGATGCTTCCTCTTCCTGGCCCCTGATTTGCCCTCCAGTGGCTTTCCTCTCTTTCAAGCTTCACATTGTACCCCCTAAGCTGTTCTGGACTGTCTGGAGCAATTCTGTGCAGAATCTGCTTGTCTGGACTAGGATTGATGCAAGCCACATTCAGGGGTTGAAGATGAACTTGAAGATTCTGGTGGGAGAGAATGGAACCAGGCGTCTGGTGGATGATTCAGGCCGTATGCATTTGGTGTCAGGGCCTGATGAACTGGTTCAGAAACTGGAAGGGTTCCTCAATTGCAACCAGGGAGAATGGACCCTGGATGAAACCTTCTTCCTTCCCTGGACTGACCAGGTGCTGGTGAAGAACCCAGATCTTCCGGCCATTGAAGCCCTGATCAAAGCTGGAATCACCAGCCGGAATGGTGTGGAGCGTCTGGTGTCCTATAGTCAGATCTTTGACCCGGCTGCCAGGACCCTGACCATCAATTTTGTGGTGCTGACTTCCAGTGGAGTGCTGGTGGAACGCATCATTCAGGGCAACCCTGTTGCCAGTGACGTTGGCCTGTTTCTCAACCTCTTGGAGTGCTGATTCATGACTGTTGCTGTCCTTGATTCAAATGGCCTGACAGTGCCACGTTTGCCTGAAATCAAAGCTGATCTGGAAGCAAAGGCCATAGAGCTGTTTGGGGAAGATGTCGACCTGGAGGAAGATGGCCCAATGGGTCAGTTGATTGGCATCATGTCACAAGGCTTTGATGACCTGTATCAGCTTCTCCGGGCTGTATATGACTCGTTCAACCCTGACACAGCACAAGGTCAGGCCCTGGATTCCATTGCAGCTGTTGTGGGCTTGACCAGAGAGCCATCAGCTCCAACCACTGGCCTTCCTACAGCCAGCGGTGTGGCAGGAACTTCCATTGCAGCTGGCAAGTTGATCAGGTCCACGTTGGACGGGTCTACCTTCTTCACAACCCAGACTGTGGTCATTCCTGGTGTGCCTCCTGCCACTGGTACAGTTGACTTGCCTGTCCAGGCCGAGGAAGACGGGCCAATCCTGGTGCCAGACACAACTCCTCTGGAGATTGTGACACCTGTGGCTGGTTGGGACAGTGTTGCTACCAATGGCGATTTTGACCCGGGTCAGAATGCTGAATCAGATGCTGACCTGCGAATCAGGCGTCAGGAGTCCCTTCAGGCCATTGGCAACGCCACAGATGGATCCATCAGGGCCAACATTGTGGAGAAGCCCTTTGTGGACCAGTGCCTTGTGATCAGCAACAGGACCCTGGTGACAGACTCTCTGGGCATCCCTGGCAAGTCTTTCAGGACCGTGGTCTGGCCAGTGCTGGCGTTGCCAGAGGAACAGGAGGAAGTGGCCCTGGAAATCTTCAACAGGATGCCAGCTGGCATTTACCCGGATGGTACAGAGCGTTTCCTGATCACAGATGATGAAGGTTACAGCCAGGATGTGGGCTTTTCCTATGCCACAGAAGTGGCCATTGGGATGGAAGTGGATTTGACGGTGGACCCGTTTCTGTTCCCGTCTGGAGGTGAAGCTTTGGTCAAGGCTGACCTCCTGACCATCTTCACGGGTTTGACGGAAGAGGCGGCAGCTGTGGACCCTGGTTTGTTTGAGATTGTGGGAACGGGTCTGTCCATGGGTGGTGATGTGGTGGTGTTGCAGATCAACTGTGTGGCTGCCAGGACCCCTGGTGTCAGGTCCATGGTGGTCAGGATGGACAAAAAATCCGTGGTCTTCCCTCCTGTTACAGTCAATACGGACATCCCTATTGAGCTGACTGAGATTGCCACATTGGCTGATGCTGATTTGACTGTTGCTGTGGTGTGATCATGCCCGATGTACCCGTTCATTTGTTCGATTATGTGGAACGTCTCAAGAGAGAGCTGTCCACGTTCTTCTTCTGCATTGAGGACATGCAAAAATTGGTGGAGCTTTCAGCCTCCAGACAGCAAATAGCAGAAGACGTGGCCTATGCCATGATTGTGGAGAGGTTCATTGATACCAGTGCAGGAGCGCAGCTGGACCAGTGGGGCAAGGTGGTTGGGGAAGCCAGGTTGGGGCTGGTGGATGGTGAATATCGCCAGTTCATCAAGGCCAGAATCCGTTCCAACCTCTCCAATGGGACCATCAGGGAGATGACCCTGATTTTGAAGCTGCTCACCAATGCCATCAACGTCCGTTACAGTCCGCTTTATCCAGCTGGAATGCAGTTTGATTATGTGTCTGGAGTCCTGACCAGTTCAGCTTCCAAGGACCGAATCAAGCGCCAGATGATAGAGGTGGCTGGAGCTGGCATAGCCGTTCATTACATCACTGAAGCCACTGAAGGTTATTTTGGGTGGGATGGTGATGACGAGGCCCTTGGTTTTGGCCAGGGCTCATTTGCAGGAGTGATTTAATCCATGGCCAGACCAACAGACTTGCCCAGATGGGAGCCACCAGGGAGCGCAATTGCAGAGCCACCAGAAGCCAAGAAGGATGCAGGGTGGGGACCAACTGGTGAAAAGCCACCCTTCAACTTCTTCAACTGGTTCTGGAACCTGGTTTATCTGTGGCTCCAACACTTTGATGAAGACCTGCCACGCCAGTTTGACACCCTGAAAGACTTCATTGATGAAGATCTTCCAGTGGGCAGGACAGGCATGGTGATTGGTCGTCAGGACCAGGCGTGGACAGAAAGCTGGACCGTGGCTCACCTGGATCCTGGAACCTATGACGGGGGGGTTGTGGACCTGGTGGCCACAGGTCAACGGGTCTATGCTTCCGTGTTTTCTTTGTCCGGGGCTCCACAGGTCAACAAGATTTACGCCCATGATCCTGTGACAGGGGCTGAACTGTGGAATGTGGACGTGACAAACAGTGGCCTTGCCAGCCAGATGGCCACAGATGGCCAGCAACTCTTTTTCACGGACGATGCCCTGTCCATCAAGGTTCTGGACAGGGATGGAGGCACACTGGCTACCATGAACCTGGCTGGAGCTGGTTTCATTTCGGCCATGATCACAGATGGTGTCAGGCTCTATGTAGCCAGGGAAGACCCGGGGACTTCTGTCACCATTGAAGCCTATGATGCCCAGACACACTCCACCACTGTCCTTTGGACCTGGAACGGGGCCATCAATATCACAGTCAATGACCTGGCTACGGATGGAGACAGGGTGTTTCTGGCACAGCAGTATGATGGTGGTGGTGGTGATGTGGTCAAAGCTCTCCAGGCCAGCGATGGTCTGGAGCTGTTTGGTGTCAACCTGGATTCCACAGATGCCAATGCCATCACCACAGATGGTGAATACCTGTATGTCTGCACAGAGAACGGTGTCCTGGTCACACCTCGATACACCGGGGATCCAGGTGAGAACGTGCTCAAGAATACGCAGGTGTCACAGGACATTGCTGTCAGTCCCCGCTATATGGCCACGGCCCTGGAACCTGGAAGCACACAGTCAGCCTTCAGGGTGGCTAGAAAGCGGAGTCTGATCACAGCTGATCAACAGTTGTGGCATTCTGCCGCACAAAGCAACCCTTCAAGGGCGGTGGCCCTGGACACCAGGTATGCTTTCTTTGGAGGTTTCAGGGAGTCGTTGTCAGGCAACAACAACACACTGGTGGCCATCTACTTGCCAAGCACACCAGCTGATTACCGGCAAAGCGCCAACACGGACGCAACCAGGCAATACCACAACCTGGTGGTGGTCCCTGAAACCACGTAAAGGGAGGACTGATCCATGTCCACGGGTGGACCAACCAATCTGTCTTATGAGTTGATGAAGGAGGTGGCCATCCTGTCCAAGGGCAGGAGTCCAGCCTTTTATCCTCAACAATTCGTTTACAACCTTGGTGGAACGGCCTGGCCACAGGACCTGGTGGGTCAGAGCATCTTTGACCCGGGGGTTCCTCAAGATGGGGATACCAATCTTGGCATTGACACCAGGGATTACATCCTGGCCAAAGTCGGGATCAGGAACCGTCTGAATTCAAGGTTGTGGGCTTCCTATTACCGGGTTGATCTGGCTGATGCAGGTGAGAACTATGGCATCAGTTGGGGTGTGGGGACTGGCTTTTCTACAGTAACAGTGCCAGGCATCACTGGTGACATTCCAGCCACCACATCAGCTGTCCTGGCTGCCCTGAATGGAGACCCCGGGTTTTCTGGTGCTGGTGGTGTGGCTGCCCCGGTTCCAGACAGGGATGACCTTCTGATCATCACGTTTCCAGTCAACACACCCACGTTTTTTGACATTGGTGCAAGTCTGGCCCCTTTCCAGTCCCTGGCCAGTGAGTCCATCTGGACGACCTGGAGGGTCTGGGGAATGCCCCTTGGTCAGACCGTCTGGCAACGGCTCCACAAGGTCCCTTCCTTTGCCAGTGCTGATGCCTTCAGTGTCGCCCTGGTCAACGTGGCTGGCTATGACAGGATTTATGTAGAGGTCATGAGGACTGAAGGTTACTGCCTGCCCTTTGTGGCGCCTGAAGTCCGGGATGACAGGAGGGACATCTTTCTTCAAGATGCTGCCGCCCTCCTTGCTTCCAGAGAGCTGTCAGTCCAGTCATTCCCAACAGTCAGTCAAGGCAACCTGGAGACCAAGGGTACAGCTCCAAACATCATGGATGCTCCAGAGTCAGCCATCTTGACGGCCCTTGGTGGCATCAAGACCGTTGGCATGGAGTCTGTTCAAGTGGCCATCCTCCCACAGGTGGGAACCACGTTTGACATGGTCCAGAATGTCTATCACGGGGACGTTGCCTGGTATCCAATCAACAATTCCATCCTGTCCGGACTGACCAGTTACACGGACATCACCAACATCACACCAGCTGACAGGTTCATTGCCAGGATCAGTGCTGTGGTCGGTGGTGGTAAGGTCTTCCGGGTCTATCGAGAAATTCCAGCCAGAGGAGAAGACGAGTAATGGGCAAAGGACCGATGATTGGCATCCAGGGTCCACCCGGGGCAGCTGGCCCACCTGGTCCAGCTGGAGTTGATGGACAGACCGTTCTGAACGGCTCAGGGGCTCCTGGAGGTGGAACGGGTCAAGATGGTGATTTCTACATAGACACGGACGTCTATGACATCTACGGCCCCAAAGCAGCGGGTGTCTGGGGTGGAGGAACAAGTCTGGTTGGTCCAGCTGGAGCTGATGGACAGACCGTTCTGAATGGCTCAGGGGCTCCTGGAGGTGGAACGGGTCAAGATGGTGATTTCTACATAGACACGGACGTCTATGACATCTACGGCCCCAAAGCCGCTGGAGTGTGGGGGGCAGGAACAAGCCTGGTTGGTCCAGCTGGAAGTGGTGGTTTGAAGACGGCCATGTTTCCAGCTGAATCCAATGGCAACAGTTCCGTTGGCAACATGCGTGACAGGGGCGTTGGTGCCACAGCCAACTTCAACTTCAACTTCTGGACCAGTGCTGACTTCACCACGCTTGCCAGTGCCACAGTCATTGGCATCCCATCAGCCGGGGCAGCCGGGGCAGCCAGAGACATTGACCTGGACTCAACCTATGGAGATGTTGGGATGTCTGTCACCCAATATGCAGAGACTGACACAGCCATCACCTATGATCTGACAGGTACCAGTGGTCAGTTCTATGCCATGGATGTCTCGTCAGTCTTGAACAACCTTGGACCAAGTCAGTTTGGTGGCATCAACATTGACCACAACAGTGTTGGTGGAACCATCGAATATCTGGCCCTTCTTCTCAGGTGGAACTGATCATGACTGTCTGGGTTTACAAGTTTGCTCGCAAAGAAAAAATGACAGGTGTTCTTGCCATTCCACAAGATGGCCAGCCTTCCCTGTCCCAACTGTTGAAAACCAATTTTGATGGTCGTGATTTTGTCACCTGTGCCATGCCAGCCAAGATTCCATCACCGGCTGAAATCCATGTGGTGTTCAAGGACAGTGAACTGACACCAGGTGAATTGACCACCCTCCAGACCATCTACAACACCAGCTGGCAACCCTTCTCCCTGGACCTTTACAAGCTCTCCTTGATGGTGGAGATGGAGCGACATTGCGGTTTTATAATTGAAGAGGGTCCAGGCTTTGAATATCCGCCTGCCAGTGGCCAGTTTCTTTCCACCACCAGACTTGGTCAGTTGAAATGGACCAACCTCAATGCAATCAGATCAGAACCCGGTATCACGTATCCCTTGGTTGTGAGAACCAAGGACAACAAAACACAGGTTTCTTTGGCTGATGCAGCTGCTATAAATGCAGCCTATCTGATCATGGCCAAAACTGTTATGGGTTATCTAGAGTCCCTATCCCAGGCAAAGGAAGCTGTCTGGAGTGCCCTTGATGCAGCTGGTGCCAAGGCCGCTTGTGATGCCTATCTTCAGAGCTAGTCAGCTCTCCATCGATCCCGTGTGACATCTGGCTGGCTCCATTTCCTGGAGGTCAGTCTCATGCCCCTTGTTGCTACAAAGCAAGACATCCTGAAAACCCTGATGCAAGGGTCCAAATTGGATCCAGTAGGGGGCAGGAAGTTTCTTGGACTGGTTGTGATCAGTCTGGGTTTGTTCAGTCTGATCTGGACAGGTTCAGCTGACAAAATCCAGGCTAGTACACTCACCACCCTTCTTTCCACTTTGGAAAGTGTCTGGTGGGCTTTTGTGGGCGGTTCAGCTGCCGAACATGGAGCAAAAGCCTGGAAGTTTTCTGCAATGTCCAAGGCTGATGGTGTGGACCTGGAGGATGAACCAGGTCCAAAGAACAAGAAGCCCACCACAACCACCACCACCACCAGCTCCATCCATGAAGATGAGGAGCCAGATTCACAGGAGACTGTTCCAGATGACTTTTGATGTCCAGGATGCCATTGCCTACAACACCAGGTCCAAAAGGGCTGTACCACAAGCCCTCCTGGACTTTGATTCCAGGTTCAAACAGGCCTATGACACGGTTCTGTTTGCACAGGCCGTCTATGACTATCAGCGGGCTGACTTGTCCTTCAGGCTGTCAGATGATGGGAAACTTGGACAGTTGACTGGGAACGAGATGAAGGAATCAGCCATCTGGCTGACCCCTCCAGACAAGCTGTTTGATGTCCTTCATGAACGGGTCAATACCAGTCTCCTCTTTTGTGACTTTGTGCTTCCACGTCCAGAGGCTTTGCCCCTTTGGGCTGCCCAGATGAATGCTCTTGGCTTGACCCATGTGGCTGTTGGCGTGAACAGCGTCCGGGCCATCAAGAAGACACCAGGCCATCAGGATGACCCCTGGCAAGCTCTCTACAGTGCAGAAAGGATGGCCCTGGCAGCCCACCACCTGGCCAGGTATGGCATTCACCTGGCTGCCATGCCTTGGATGTCAGCCAGCCTTCCTGTCATTGATGGCCTGATGGACTGGTTGGAAGACGTGGTGGCAGCTTGCAAGCTCAAAGGAACACCCCTTTGGGGCTGCATCCCGGATGTGGAGGAAGACTGGAACTACGCCAACACTGACCATCAAAGGCTGGTTGCTCACTTCCAGGACCGGGCTTCAAGGCTGCCCATCAAGTGGCTTTCCACGTTCGTTTACCACGTCCACAAGAATGTCCGGGGGTTTGTGCTTGCGTGTCCAGACGGGGCCATCACACAAGTCTATGCACACCGGAACTTGAAACGTGATCA